ATCTCCATATGTCAGTTTCTCACCAGGAACATCAATATCTTTGAGATATGAATATTGAGTAGTAGTTGCTAATGTGAGTTCTGGAATTTTAGCAGTATTGCAGAAAAAATCTACCTTTGGATACTTACCAAGATTAAACTTGAATCCAATACCAGAAAGAAAATTTCTATTGTTAATTTGATTTGTCCAACTACAAGATGCCATCTTATTCTTCTACAATGTTAATGTCTTTGGGGACAAAAGTAACTTTACCAATACTTCTCTCAACAGAATGTTTTGCAGCATTCTTTGTATCAAATATTTTTCTATTCTCATAAACATTGGACCAGTTTCCACCTTCAGTCTTATACATTGTCCCATCGGTTGGAACAGCAGAAGACAAAATGCTGGTCTTAGTTATGTGCCAAGGCATTGTTAGAACTTTTATTTCTATTTAGATAAAAAAAGAGGGTCTTTGAAGACCCTCTGAAAAAAATATGTGAACTTGAATCACATGAGGTTTGCAACCTTGACTCTTCTGTAGTAACGGTTAGCGTTACGGTTAAGAGCACCTGCACCAACGTTGGTGCCTTCTGCGAATGGGTTAGCAACAATACCATAGCGGGTCTTGAAGCCAATCTTAGGCTGGAAGGTGTCCTGACCAACGGCACGGACCATTTGGAGAGGAACGTATGGGCAGTAGAAGAGACCAGCGTCATAAGGTGAAGAACCCTTATAACCAGCAACATAGTACTGATTAGGTGCAACGTTTGCCGAATATGGGTCAATATAGACGCGGAACTTACCAGCAAGAACACCAGCGAAGGTGTTGCCAGTGTCATCAACGTTCAAGTTAGCGTTGAGGGCAGGGGTGTAATCCAGAACACCTGCCATGGTGAGTGCGGAAGCAACGTCTGCGGAGCAGAGGATCATGTTGCCCTTTCCTCTACGAGTACGCTGTGCAATTGCGTTAGCGTCACGCTCGATCTGGAAAATCAGACCTTTGAACTTCTCAACTGACCAACGACCGTTGGAGTCAACGTCGAGGTCGAAAGTACCTTGGGTAGCAACGTTTGCCTGAGCACCAGACTCAGCAACGTTGTAGATGGTACGGATGACTTCGCGGTTGATCTCAGCAAGAATCTCAGTGCTGAGGATGTTTGCCAACTCAGCTTCTGCATTCAGACCGTGGATTGCCTTGAGGTCTTGTGCGAGTTCTAAGGAGTACTCAGCTTTCAGTGCTCTGGACTTCGCAGTAACGGTGACCTTCTCGATCGAGAATGCCATCTCGTTGAAGTGACCCTCAGTACCGTCGCCAAGATTCTCAGCGTTGTCGGTACGCATACCCTGACCTACGTTGTAGGTGAGAGCGTCGCCAGTTTGAGGATAGGTTGGGTCAAGAAGACCAGGGTTGCTTCCACGCTGGGAAGTAGTACCCATACCAACGGAACCATCGGTGAATCCATCGGTATTATCGAAGTTAGCAGACTGACCAGAGAATGCGGTATCTGCTTCGCCAAACAGTGCTTCTGCGCCGCTCTGAGTGTTGTAGCGGGAACGCATTGCAAAGATCAGTCCAGTAGGACCTGACATTGGCTGAACGCCTGCGAGGTCATAAGCGACCAGGTTAGGCATTGCACGTCTGATCAGGGAGATCAGAACAGGGTCGAAACCAGCAACAGGAGTCGAAGCACCAGCAGAGAAACCAGGGGTTCCAGTGCTGCTGTTGGTGGTTACGGTAGGACCTTCAGAGAGGAATTCTCTCTCTTCGCGAAGGGTTTGCTCTTGGTTCTCAAGCAGGACAGCGGTGACAGCTCTACGGTGTGAATCCTTGATTGGATCCATTCCTTGATAGTCAAGGATAGGTGCCCACTTCTCCTGCAGAGCCTCTGTATTGTGCATCTGCATTTGAATTTTACCTCTTTAAAAAGTTATAGTTTGATTGATAATTTAGAAATCACTTTTTAGCAGCTCTGGAAAGAGTATCCAGATAGGCTTGCATCATTGGGGATACCTCTTCTGAGATAACCTCATCGGTAGAAACCTCTTCTGAAAGATTTTCAGAGGTGCTTTTTGGAGTACCAGCGTGCTCTGGGAAATAAGAACCTCTCAGAGTTGCCAGTTTCTCACGATAGTCTGACTCACTTTCAAACTCAACATTTTCGGCAAGAGCAGCGAGCTTGTCCTTTTGAGAGAGTGCAAGACCCTCAGCAACTTCTGCGAAAATAACGTCAGAAGTGGACTCTGCTAATCTCTTATTAAGAGCAACATTTTTATCGATTTGCTCGTTGAGTTTAGACTCCATTTCATCTAGTTTATCTACCATGCTCTCAAGTACATCATATTTCTCTTCAGGGATAGTTACATAATGATCTTCAAAAAGACTCTTCATTCCGTCAAGGAATGATTCGGTGATTTCAGACTTAAGACCTGCCTCTACTGCAAGTGCGTTCTCTTGGAACCACTCATCAGCAACGTACTCAAGATAGGAATCAAGTCTTTCGGTGAGTTCTTCGCGAATGGCAACGACTTCCTCAACGAGTGCTTCCTGATAGGTCTCGTTAAGTGACTCTTTGATTTCTGCAACTTTCGATGAGATTGCTGCTTCAAAGATAGTACGTGCTTTATCTTGAAACTCTTCGGAGAGTTCTTCGCCTTCGAAAAGTGCTTGAACATCTTCTTCGATGTCAAACCCTTCTTCTTCAACGAGTTCCTCTTCGGTTTCTTCCGATTCGGCAACAATTTCCTCAGTTTCTTCGGATGCTACCTCTTCCTCTTCGGAAACTACTTCCTGATCTTCCTCATACTCAACTTCCTCAGCAGGAGCAGCCTTTGCATTGACTACATCCTTGACTTGCTTCAGAGTTGCAGCAGGGTCTGCAAGTTTTGCGGAATCGTCATCGGGACGATAATTTTCAGGAGTAGGGCCACCGAGATCCTCAACTGGAATACCAGCTGATTGCATTGGCTCAGCAGCAGCAGCTCCTTTGGTTACTACGTTTTCCATTTCTTGTAAATTGTTACCAACGGACATTTGAATATGTGATTAATTAATTAATTACATGTATTTATTTATAAATCAAAGATTTGAGAGGAATTCGTTGAATAAATTCAACTTATGCTCTTCAAGTGCTCTTTGATCGACGAGAGTGTTAATTCTCTTCTTAGTTTGTTCTGCAAGTTGTTCGCGAAGGATTCCACCTTCCCAAACCCACTCTCTTCCTTCCATAATTCCATTGACGAAAGCATCAGGTGCGGAAGGATCAGCAACGATATCAGCAGCAGTTGCTAACTGAAAATCTTCACCGACAACTTTACATCCTTCACTGGTAGTTTGAAGTGAACCAACACCACGGGAAGAAACGCCAAGCATTACACCTTCATCAAGAAGTGAGGATGGATCTTACCCATAGGAGTAGAAAGAATTTGTGCCTTTCCTCTAAAATTATTACCTTCTTGAACCAGAGAAGTAATCTTGTGGGAAACGCGATCAAGGTTGACGGTAGGACCATCAGGGTGACCGAGTTCACCGAGAGCACGACCCTTATTTACAAAGGTTTCGCAATAGCGACCTACTTCACGAGAAAGAGTTGACATGGGATACATTCTCCCATTGCGATTCTTGATCTCGCCTTGAAGGAATACACCTTCGATATACAGTTTTTTATTAGCACCTTTTCCTTCGGTGATAACCTGTACGTTTGTTACTTCTTCTGTGATGAGTTTCATTTGTTTATCCAGTAAATCCTACTTTTGCTCCTTTAACGGAAGCGTCTGCGGCAAAAACACAATATGAAGGTTGTTTTTCGAGGTATTCAGTTGTTCCCCTCAGCATTGTAAAAGTACCAATCACAGAACCACCTTGTGTTTCAACCAATGTAACTAGGTGATCAGCAGAAGTTGAAGTGTTCACCAAACGAACGACAGTAGCACTAGTAAAACTAGTAGCAGTTCCAGTTGCTGTTGGGCAATCTAATTCTTCTGCTAAGATTAAGGTTCTTGCCATTATTCAGAATCCTCTTCTGTTTCTAATTCATTTGAAATTTCATCATCAATTTCAACTTCGATTCCATCATCAATTTCATCTTCAGTTGGATATTCGAATTCTTGACCAAACATTGCATTTGCAACATAAGGTCTTGCAATATCAATACGTTCTGCTGCTTTTGCATACAGAAGTTCTTTCATTTTGTCACTAACATCTGCAGGTGAAGCATCAGTAGCGATCAAATCGATAACATCTTCCATAAAAATTCAATATGTTAATATAACTTATTTATAATTCAGCCTTCTTGGTGTCTTTTTGATAGTTAGCGTCTATCTTTGCAGCATCGGCATCAATACTTGGATCCATAGGAACTTCTCCCATTTGCATTGCATCTGAACCCATTCCTGCCATACCAGATCCTTCACCTGGCATACCTTCTTGTGGAACTTGTTCTTCTGGCTGTGGAAGTGGTTGTCCAGTAATTGGATCGACAGTTGATGGATCGGGGATAATTCCCTTCTGGATCTCGTCTTCAATTTGAGTATCAATCTCGATGATTTCTTGATCAGTCTGGCGAAGAACCCTCTTTCTTACATATTCTGTGGAATAATACTTACCAATAAATGGTTCAATTTGAGCAAGATTTCCAAGTCTACTTTGAAGCATTTCTGACTCTTTCAGTTCAGCAAACTGATTATCATATAAGAAATCATATTGAATATGATCTCTCATTACCTCCCAATCATCTGGGGAAACAATATTTTTAAGAATCAGTTGAGTCTTCAACATATCATTGAACATCTGAGCAAATCTTTTTCTCAGACGACCGACAAATTTGGCGAACTTAAGTTCATCTCTCAAAATCTCAGAAGAACGACCAAGGTTGAAACCACCATCAGCAGCAATTCTTGATTCAGGTACTCCAAGTGCTCTATACAGTTTCTTCTGGAAGTACTCAATATCTGCAAGTTCACCAAGGTTTTGTCCACCAGGAAGTGTAGTGATTTCTGTACCACGACCACCTTCTCTTCTGGGCAACCAGAAATCTTCAAGCATACTCATAAACTTGCGATCATCGCGAACTTCACCAGTCGCTGCATTGTAAACCAGTTTATTTCTATAACGAGACATGACCTCTTTGAGGTATTGTTCCGCTTTCACTTTGGGAAGATTACCAACGTCAATATAAAAAATACGACGTTCAGGTGCTCTGGACAAACGATAGATAACGAGAGAGTCCTCAATCATTCTGAGTTGATTGAGTGCCTTAATTGCTTTGTGGAGATATGAAAGAACCGTATTCTTATTTCTATCTACAAGACCAGAAGTGCAATAAGTAACAGCATCTTTTGCAATCTTAACTGATTTTGCAGATCCACGACTCATGGCATTTAATCCATAAGTTGTACTTGGTGATGGTGTGTACTGAAAATATTCTTCAAATTCTGGACCATTTGAAATATCTTCATTTTTACCACCAATTTTTACGTACCCATTATCAACTTTATTTGGATCCTTTTTCTCTTGACGAATATACTTCATCTTCAAGGGATCAATATACCTCAGCTCTTGAATGCCTGCCTGAGGATTTTTTATATCAATAACTTTGAGGTAGTAAACTCTTCCGTCTACGTACCAGTTTCTAAAAATTTCGTGAGACTTTCTATCAAAGTCTAAGATTTCTTTGAGATATTTAAACTCTTCTCTAATCTTCTTTTTAAGACCTTCGCTGGCATTAAGATTGGAAAGTTCGATCTCTACTGGAGAATCGTAGAGATCGCTAACAATTGCTTCATTAACAACATCTTCAATGGCACCATCACACTCAGGGTGAAGTGACATTTCTCTATATCTTCTAATTAAATCATGCTCTGTCTTAAATACACCTTCAATATCAACGTACTGTCCATAAAAACCACTAGCAATATAATTGTCAACCCCGTCCTCATTAGTTTGAGGAACGGGGGATATTACAGAAGGTGATTTATTTTGTTTATCGTCAATAGAAAAACCAAAGAGTTTTGCCATAGTATAATACTAAGTGTCCGTTATTCTACTATTTAGTTAATGTCTTCACCACCAGCATTTGTGCCAGTGCCCCTAGTTGCTTCCCACCACTGAACTTGAAGTTCGACGGTGAATTCTTGAATACCTTGGGCATCATAAGAAAGTTCAATAGGTGCTACCTGAGTTGGGAACACATCGTAGAAACGATAGGAACGAAGTGTTGAACCGTCACGATCCAATTGATAAACATAAGCATCTGCTTGATAATCTGCGGGATTAACCAGACCAGTGTTATCAGATACTCTATTGATGGTGTTCATCCAACGCTCGAAAGCAGAGCGGATGGAGAAGTCCGTATCATTCAGAACGGCAACGGTCCA